CACCTTCTGTAATAAGAATCTCTGCTACTCGTGCAGTAAACTCTGTTTGATCAATTTTAGCAATGTGAAATCCTTGACAACGACTGTGTAGTGCAGGAATAATTCTGTTAGGATAGTTACATGTTAAAATAAAACGTGCAGTTGTGTGATACTCTTCCATTACACCACGTAGCGCGGCTTGTGCGTTTGGCGACAAATAGTCAGCCTCATCAAGTAGTACAACCTTAAAGTCACCAAACGGAATCATTTGTACAAAGTTAACAATCTTGTCACGCACATCATCAACACTGTTTGTGCGACTTGCGTTAATTTCTAAGACATCTAACGGATTAAGATCAAGTTCATTAAACAATAGTTTAGCAAGCGTTGTCTTACCAATACCTGCATTACCACTAAACAACAAATGTGGAATAGTCTTTTCTTTAATCCAAGTGTTTACTTGGTTGCGTTGTGCATCATCACGAAACACGTACCCTTGTACTGTTTTCGGACGATACTTTTCTACCCATAATTCTTTCAAGTTCTTCTCCGTATTGTTGTTCAAATTTAACTGCTAGTTCATTCATGATATCGCTATCATCATCTAACATATCACTTAGTTTAACACGTTTAACATTATTTGTCAATGGAGATTTCATCGTTTACTATTCTCCATACCCATGCCTACTAAGATTAAAAAGATATACAGCAAGGGCCATGCCCACCCTGTTAAGTAACTTGTAACGTGTAATATCATAAGTGAAATACCAGCAAGACCTGCTGTACCTACACCTGTGTTTTTTTGTTCGGGGAATTTCATAGTTTACTCCTTAATTACTATATGTCTTATTATACAAGATAATTGTATAAATGTCAAGACTTTTTATTAATATTTTGGAGTATTTCTACAAGGAGTGCTTTAATTTCTTTAATTTCTTGTTCGACATCAAAAGAGGAATCTTTTGTTGGGTTTGGAATATTAACCTTTGCTACTTTGGTGCCTTGTTTTTCTACGCTACTAAGTTTCATACTGTTATGTCAATCTCTTCTTTTGATCTAGTAAATTCTTTTTCAGGAATAATTGGTTCTAACCAAGTATCGGCAATATATGCTTTAGGGCTTGGTCCTAACTGTATGTCTATATCATTACCTTCAATCCACCAAAAATGGTCGTGTACAACACAAGCACAAGTCATACCGTATGCTTCAAACTCTTCGCCTTGTTTAAACTTACCAATGTATTCAACTACTTTTACTACTCGTCCAATGTTACTTGGATTTACTGAATATATAATGCGAGCAAAGTCGCCTTGTTTACATTTCATATTTCGCTCTATATTTTTCGTAGGCTTTCCATAATTCCCATACTACAAGCAAGATGGTGCCTGTTATCAAGCCACCACCTACTAATGTAAGAATTACTAAAACTTGCATCACTTTAGCAAAGATTGCTATGACTACAAAGTCATACCATTCAAAATCTTTAAAGATCTCCATCTTTGCGATTCTCGCTATAATGAACATCAAACTCGCCACCTGGATAGCGTGATTTTAATTTGTTTACATTTTCTGCTAAGACGTCATTAGGGTCCAAGCCCAATGCCCTGCAACTATTGATCCAATACCAAGCAATATCGCCAAGTTCTCGTTTAGCATGAAAGATTGTGTCTGAATCCAAAGGCTTACCTTGGAAAATACATTTTTTAACAATTTCAGCAAATTCGCCTCCTTCACTCGCCATTCCGATCGAGCCTGTTAGTAGTAGTGCCATGTTAACACCACTTTCGTTTTCTAAATTATCTAAAGTTGTTGCTAGTGCAACTGTACTGTTCGATGCTTCACTGGTCACTTCTTTTACAAAGTCACTGTATTTGTTTAAATCTACGTTATCCAATTTTGCCTCTTATGCTTGGTTGTTCATTGCTGTGCTTACAAATTGACCTGGGTCAACTGTATCGGGTGCGTAGTCGCCTTCGCTACTACCGCTCATTCGTATGTCGTCTGGTTTTTCATCTGCATATGCTAATATACTTTCTGCTTCAACCATACGTAATACAACATCTTCTTCGTTTTCGTCGGTCATAGTAATTCCACGTGTCCAACGACCATGTTCTACTAAAATCCACTGTCCAATTTCAAATGGATCAACATTCTTTGGACCTTTAGATTGTACTTTACCCCATCGTGGATAAATTCCTCTAACATTACCGTCATCGCTTCCGATAATAAGTCCACCGGCTGTTTTCTGTTCACCAAAGTCCATGTCACTTACTAGCACTCTATTACCAATTGCTTTTAAGTTACCTTTATATTTGTCGATAGTCGGAATCATTATTCACCTCTTTTTACAAAATTACCGTCGTCATCTTCCGTCCAGTCGTCTTCAGCATCAGTTTCTTCAATTGCTTTTGCTTTTTTAGCATTGTCTACTGATTTCTTTTGGGCTTTTGTTTGAACAGGTTCTGCTACGTCTTCTACAGGTTGTTCAACTTGTGCTACTTCGTCTGGCGCTGCCTGTGGATTATCTTCGTAATAATCACGCATTGCATCTTCACGAGACTTTACAATTCTACCACCTGGGCCTAATTGGTCGCCTCTAGCATTTACACGAGCATTACCAACTGCTGGTGTTAGTTCATTGCGCTGACGCAATGTATCCATATCAATTTTCTTACCTTGAAATGTTTGATAAGATTGTTTTTGTTTTTGCTTCATTGGCATAATAGATCTCCTTCATTATATTAGTACTTATCTCAAGAACTCTCTCCAATCCAGGCCAAACTGGATTGAATCTATTTTGTGTACACCTATTAAATATAGCACATAACTTGCTACACTACTACCTCTACCGACTCCCCATACAATATTATGCTCTCGCATAAAGTCTACAAGATAGATCATGTAACGTAATAAGTTGTGCATACCACGTGCTTCGTATTCTCTAAGTTCTTCCCATATACGTTCTTGATGGGGGATTTCTTCACAGGGCGTTTCTGCTTTACCTAATACATACTTGAATACATTAATATCTTTATATTCATCAGGCATAAACCATTCACTCTGTAATGCACCATCAAATGTCTTTTCATCTACATCTAACGGAATATACTTTTGTAATTTACTAAACCCTTGTTCTTCCATTGCTTCATTAAACTTATCAATATCATCCGAAGCATCACATAAGACCACATGAACTTTATCACTATGACCTGTATAGATCATATCAACTAAGTCTTTATTTGTAAATCGCGGAATACCGAGTGAGTCTGTTTTCATAAGCATACTACTATTTTAACTGATATTGATTAAATTGTCAAGAGAATTATCGCCATCTTGACTATTATTTTTAGGTTTGGCTCTACGGCCTTCTATTTCTACCTTGAACATATCTAAAATAGCAGTAATTTGTTCTCTAACTTGAGGGTTTTGTGTTTGCCAGTAGCGTTTATTAAGTGCTAGGATTTTATCTTCTACTTCCCGGTCAGATAGTAGATCAAAACTTTGTACTAGCGGATTAAAGGACTGTATCGAACTCACCCTTATACTCTCCGTAGACAGTTTGTCCACCGTCAATAGTCCAGAACCTATATATGTATGGATGTGTACTGTCGTCAATAGTTGCAGGATGTGCGAACCCTGTTGCTACTTTAATTGAACCACTGTTTGCAGTGTCAAATGTTACTGTGTCTGCTTGTCCACGTCCTCTTAGTTCAATTAACACTTCTGCATATTTTCCACTTGCTGGCCAATCTGCAAGTTGAAGTGTAACACCTGTACTATTAATTGTATAAGAATGATATGTTGCTATTTCGTAACTAACTGGTCTAACACCTGCACTACTTAAAACACCGCCGCTGTAGAACTTTTGCGAACCTCTAGTAATTACTACATTGTTAATAGTATTACCTTGCATGTTAGTAATTGCATCGTTATTTTTAACTGTATTAGTATCTAATGCTGTTAAGTCTGCATGTGCATTAGTCATCTCTGCTTTAAGTTTAGTGAAGTTATCTCTAAACCCTTGCGAGTCATTATCTTGTCCTGCAACAGGATAATCTGCGTTGATTGTTCCAATATTAGAACTGCTTGTTGTAATGGCCATATTATGTTCTCCTACACATATTTATCATGTTATATATTATAATTATACTTTCCGAATACAATGTATTGGTCGGTCGAATTGCCTACAACACTGTCTACTGTATATCGATCTATTTCTATATCTAAATCTTTAAAGTCATACGTCCTATTTCTAAGAGTAATCATCATTTCGTTACTAGTACCTGGTTTGCAGTAACATAATGGTATTGCTAGTATAAACCCTGTTTCTTGCTCTCCAGCAATTTGTGGAGTACGCATCCACAGCGGTAAAAAGTCGTATTCTGTACGTCCTAATGCTTTTATACTATCTTGCATATTAGTTATATTACTAATGTATTTCTTGCCTTGTCCACCACTAGCAAGTACTGCATCACTATCTGTTTTTACAACATTATGTTGCCCAAATACAAAAGGATCGCTTTCTGTGTTTGCTGTGGCTGTTAACGTTTCATTAGTTGTATTAGTTTGAACTGTATCACCTATATCAAGTTGTGTGTCATCTGTCATAAATTTATACTGTTCTGCATTTCTATTAACATTAGAACTATCTAACAGTGTAGGCGTTCCACTAGGATGATTATTACGTTGTGCTAAGTCTGCTTTGAGTTGCTGTGATCCTTGTTGCACGAGTGTCTTTTTAGTTTCGCCTACTTTTGCTTTTGCAGGATCAATTAGTTCAATGTATATAACTTCGTATACAACATCTTGAGTGCCTGGAGTTTTTGCTACTGCACTCTTTAATGCTCCGACATTAAATCTACGTCTTCTATGCCATTTTTGACTTGCTATTGCAAACTCGTCTATAGTTTTAGTTTCAATACCGGCATACGCTAATATTTTAATATCACGTTGTAATCCAAAATTCGGATCGTTTGGTCTATAAATTTTTGTTGGTGGAAAGTTTACAGGATCACTTACAAATTGTCTATATGTTTCACGTTTAGTTTCTTTCATAAACGGCTTCATAAACAAGTTGCTATATTGCGTATCATCATCGTCGATAACTTCAATATTAAATTCTTTAGAACTTGCACTAAATGCAAATCTATCTTTTGCTTCTACAGTAAACGTATATGTTCTGTCAATACCTGTAGTATCGCCATCAAACGTCATATTATCATTATCAAAGAATGTAAGTCCTTTAATTACTGTAGGCGATGTTTGACCAAATTGTACAACTGTTCCTGTAATTTCTCCGTTGTATTGTAATTCAAGTCCTGGAGGTAAAGTTCCGCTCTTTAATGAATAAAATAACGGAGCATCAGGCACTGTTGTTGTACCCTGTACTTTGAATACACTAATTTGATTTGCTGGTATAGAACCTAGTTTAGTTTTGCTAGTCCATGCAATGCTACTATCAATGTCACCGAGTAATTTAACTGTAAATGTTTTGTCTTTAAATGTTGTTATGTTAATTACATTGTTTTCAGATATTAACAATTCTGCTCTTACTGTAAATTTGTACTCTTTTGTAATTGTAGGTTGATATGCAACCCGTCCTGCAATTTCTCCAGTGTCAGCATCAATAGTCATACCCGGTGGTATAACACTATTTGTTGAATCATCATTAAGTGCTTGCAGTACATAACGTATTGCACCTATTTGATTTTCGTTTTTTAAAACTTCTAAAAATAATGTAACGTAATTGTTTGCTCTTCGATAACCAAATTCTGATGGAGTAATCCATACTGGAGTTCTAACGTTTGTGTTGTCAGCAGTGAATACACCTGTTGCAACCTGTACAACAACGTTGTCTGCACGTAAGAAGTCTTCACCAACTACATATATAATAAAGTTTCTTTTTACAACTGCATTACCATCACTAACACTTACTTTAAATTCATAGTATCGATTTAATTTTTTTGGTGGGTTATATACATAGTTTGGAATCAGTTGTCCTTGATAATACAAACTACTTCTGTTTGAAAAGTCATGCAAGTACATGTCGTAGTTTGCAGTATCATATTCGCCAATTTTAGATCTTTTATCTAATGCAAGCAACGGTTCAACAACACCTGATAGTTTACCTGCTTTTGACATTGCAATACCTGGAGGTAATTCTCCGTCTGCTTTATCAATCCAAAATTCTAAACTTTTTCCTGTTGGTAAGTCAACATCTGTTGCTACTAATTGAAAATCAATTATTTCATTATCTAATATAAAATAACGATTGTTTAGCGGACTATTACCTATGCTTAATCTACCTTCTTTAGTTTTCCACAAAGGATCATCTGCACCATTAACTACTATTTTAAATGTTCTATCTTCTATTACGGTACCTACAGTTGCTCTAATTACAAATACAAACGTAGTAGTACGCTCAACTTGAATAGCCGTGCCAATAATATTATTTTGATATATCCTTAGACCCGGTGGCAATGCACCAGTAATAAGTGCTATTGTAGGATTTAAGCCTGCAGTAAGCGGCAAGCCTATTGAGAGTGTTACTTCTTCCTCAACAGTTACGAGTGTTGTTCCTGATTTCTGGGTCCAATGAGACATGTTAAGCGATGGTTCCTATATTACTACCAAAGAAAGATGGCACTGTGATAGTACCATAATCGATATCTATTGCTAATTGCATAAACTGTGCATGATTCACAATGTTTGGAACAAATTCACCAAAGTCTAATTGTGTTTGAAATACTGCACTTCCTTCATCTGCTGTGTTTGTAATTGTTAAGACATTATTAACCATTGCAGTGTTTATGCCAGCACCGCCAATGATACGGAATGTTTCACCGTCATCAACATTACTACTACCTGCATCAGTAGTTACTAGTATGCCTTGTAAATTTGCACTAATTTGAATATCATTGCCTGCAACTGCGGCAACTGCCATTCCTGTTCCTGCTGTTAAATTTTTAAATTGTAATGCATCACCCGATTTACCAGCAAAAATTGCAACTCCTGTACCTATACCAGCACCTGTTGTTGACTCTGGTTGACGTAGGTCTAGTTCATCAAAGTTTTCGTTTACTTTGCGAAATGCTTCACGTAGATCATCACCTGTGCCATCGTTAGCAATATTACCAATGTTAATGTTTTGTATTGTCATAATCTTTTCCTTATACTGTATTTATTATTAATGCTAATACAATTATACATCTGCTGTATTAGTATTAGGATACGCTCTACCTGATCCCCAGATAATTCTAACAGCACCGTCTCCTGCATAACCTGTTGCACTTGAATAACCTGCTCCGCCTCCGTACTGTTTTCCAGATCCGCCACTTCCAGGGCTACCTGGATACGTGTAGCCATAAATGCTTTCTCTAGGTGCGCCACCTGCACCACTTGTACCTTCTCCAAGTATGCCTACGCCGCCACCATGTGATGGAAGAGCCTGATAGCCAGGACCACTACCGCCACCACCGCCGCCTTGGCCATCGCCACCACGACTGTTTGTAGTAGCATTACCACCACCACCACCATCACCAGAATAACCGCCAGCACCGCCTGCACCGCCGCCTTGGCCGGAACCAATGCCGCCTCCACCACCTAAGCCGCCACCGCTGGTTGCTATAGAGTCAGGAGTGAAACTACTTGATCCACCGTCTCCTCCGTGGTTAGTTCCTCTTGCACCAACAACAACAGTGTATGATTGCCCTGCTGTTACTGCTCCAGTAATCCACTGAAGGCCGCCTCCACCGGATCCACCTCTAATTTGTTGGGCACCAGCACCGCCGGACTTAGTACCACCAGCACCGCCATCGCCACCAGTTATACCAACACCACCGTTGGACGAACCACCGCCTCCGCCAACCATAACGACACTAACTTCAGTAACACCCTCAGGAGCAACCCACGAATAAGTACCCGGAGTTGTATATGCCGTTTGACCTGCTAGTGTTCCACTTGTATCGTTAATTGTAACGCTTTGTGTTACACCTAGATCATCTAATGTCATTAAGAATATTTCTGTACCTTCAGTTACTGCGTCAGACATCACAGCATATGTAAGTTGGGCACTATTACTTTGTACTGTAAGTGTACCAGTTAGTGCCACCCCGCCAATATCTGCACTTGTAACACCTGTAATTGTATACGGAACATTCGAACCGTTTGTTACATTTGTAGTATCTAATGTGATTGTGAAACTTTGTCCTTCGTTTATGCTTGAAGCACTCGAAGTTAATGCATAAGTCGAAGCACTTGAAACTGGTTCTGCTTGTACGCTAATATCAAGCACCATTTTATATTCAACATATGCTGATACACTAGTACTAGTAGTACCATTTACTAATCCGCCTGCTGTTGCTGTATTATCATCAATGGTCATACCTAAGTCGTGTGTAAGAAGCGGTGAATTACTATCTACGCTAATACTACCATGTACTTCGTATGCCCAATCTTCAACTGTTAATAAATCTGAATCTGCATCAGCCTGGTTAATTGGAACACTTGCAATAACTCCGCCTACTCTACCAACGCCTGTTTGTGTACTAGAAACTCCATAACCACTTACCCACAGTCTATTATTTGGATTAAGCGTATTATCTAAACTACATTTATAAAGGCCTACATTTAAGTTAGCACTTGTACTAGTATGCAAGTTTCTAAATTTAACATTGCCAAGGGCGTCATCAAACGTTATAACCATGCCTCGTTTATTTGCATTTGTATCATCTTTGTTTTGTTCACCTACACATACAATCTTATTGTTTCGTGTATCAAAATCAATATCTCTAAGTTTTGGATTACTTTGTCTGTAATCACTTGCTATAGGTTGTGTGTCTATGTCATTTAATACCCAATCAGTTGTAATAATACCTGTTAATGGATTAATTTTAAGTATATGTGATTGTTCATAATTTACTTGTGGATTATCAACATGACCTAACCCAATAATTGGATTATCATTTTCATCAATACAAATACCTGCTGGATTAAATCCAGTGCCTGTATCTGAATCTACATACCAACTCTTAGCCCATTGTTCTGTTAATGAACTATTAAATTTCCATAAACGTACTGCTGTTTCAGTATCGTCTGATTTAATTTCTGTACCATAAACATAAATGTTTCCTGTGCTATCTACAGCAACATCTTGTGCTTGTCCATGTTTACTTGTTGGATTTGCTTTTCTAACTGTCAATGTATCACCGTTACTAACATCAATTTTAATAACCCATAATCCGCTATCTAAATTTTGTAAGTAGTTTGCACCTACAGCAATAATATTTCCATCACTAGCAAATGCCATTGCTGTAATAGCAACACCATTACCGTCACCGTCGGAATAATTACGTTGCCACTGTACTGTGCCTGAAGCATTTAGTTTTGTAATATATGCATCACTTGGATAATCTGCACTAGGTGTATTAGTTTCCCAATTCCACGAACCGCTGTAACCAACATAAATATTTTCTGAATTATCAGAAACTGCACTTGTAACTATATAGTTTGAACTAAATGATCTTCTCCAAATCGGAGAGCCTCTATCAGTATATTTTACCATAGCACACGATTTATTACTTCCGCTATCTATTTGCTCTATAACGATTGAACTATTACTGCCTGCGTGAGCAACGAATTGGAATGTTGTATTTGCTGTACGTAAAGTATTAAATCCAAAGTGTGTAGTTACCCAATGTTTATCTGCTAGATAAATTTCACCATTCATATCATTGTGTATGCTACATTGATAATACTTACGACCGCCTTTTGTAGGAGTATAACTAATACCACTATTTTGAGTACCTTGCCCTATAACGCCATTAGTTTGATTATTTGCTCCACTGCCTTGTACATCTTTAATATAAAATGGATGCCCGCTTGCATTAACAGTCCAACTTATAGTATCACCTCTGTCAATAACTATAGCAGGATTAAGTCCACTAATTGTTCCATTTCTATCATTACCTGTAGTCCATGTGTATCCTCCAGCACCGCTGTTGGTAACACCACCTGGCAATGAAATTTGGGTGCCATCACTAGTATCATTAATTGTAATATCAATATCTTGGGCGTTATCAGTCATGAATGGAAGATAATGGTTAGTATCAACTTGTGTAGTTGCTGTTAGGCTTTCAATAAGTTTAAGGTTCATTGTTTCTGTACCATCAAACGTATTGTCTGCTGTTATATTAAATGTTTTACTATTTGCAACTTGGGTTAATGACCCTCTAATATTTCCATAAGCAGTAGTTAGACCAGTAATATCAATATCGCTTGTACCTACACCAGTAATTTCATACGGTATTAATATCTGTGGATCTGTTGTACTTAGGTTAGTATTAACACTAACTGTAACTGTACTACCTTCGTTTGCATTTGTTTTGTTTGATGCTAGTGTATATTGCGGTGCTTCGAACTTATCTCTACTTCCTGGATACATAATCCAAATGCCGCCATCTTGGCCTGTCTCTGCTCTATTTGTACTGCCTGATGTTGCAAGGCCCATAACAAGTACACCACCTGCTCCTGCACCAACTTCATAACTTGTTGCTGCCGGCGTTACTGCAGATATGTTGTTACCCTGTTGGCCAGCAACACCTGTTTTTACTACGCCTGCACCTGAGATAGATAACGTTGGTGGAGTAGTTGTAGCCAAGCCTCCGCGATTACTTGTTACTTCTCTAGTAAGAGTAGCACCGCCGCCTATAGCACCATAAGTTATTCCTGTGCCACTTTGCCAATTTTCAACATATCCATGCCCGCCGCCAGTACCTGCAGTTTGTTGTGGTATAACTGCAATGTTACCTTCAGGCGATAAATTAATTTTTGCTAGTTGTACAGTATTTAAATCCGTAGCACTAGTACCAACACCGCCTCTAAATTCAATTATTGTTGCATCACCTAGCCCAGTGTATCCTGTGTTCCTTGCAAACGTTAATCCGCCATAAGATGTAGTTGTTTCAATTGAAACACCGTTACTTACATTTGCAAAATTGTATTGAGCATTTGTACCACTAAAGGATGATGTACGAATAGTATCAAATCCTTTAGATAAGTTTTTGTAAACCTGTAATGGAGCATTACTACCATTTCTTACAAGAATATAATACGCATCATAATCTTGACTCTCTTCATTTACCCATGTTCCTGAAGTTGCTAAAATTTGATTTATTCTATTTTCTAAGATATAAGCATATTCATTTCCATAAGATCCTGCATATACATTAAAGGTAAATTGAATTTGACTTGAATAACTTAAATTGATTGCACTAACTGTTGTTGATGCAGGTGCAGTCCAGTTATACGGCGAAGTTTGACCATTTACATTAGGATCTAATATTTGATTCAATGGATATCCTGAGCCACCTGTGCTTCCAGCACCAGCGCCACCGCCGCCACCGCCAACAACTGCTGACCCGGTATTAAATCTCATCGAGTCTCCACCTGCACCACCGGCTTTACCAATATTCCACGCACCAGTAGTAGTGCCGCCTGCACCGCCTATCTTACGTTCAAAAGTTTTTGGTTCTAAAGAACTTAATGCTATTGCTGGACTTGTTTGTCCGCCACCTGCTGTATATGTAACACTGCTATAAGTTACTGTAGTGTTGCCACCTGCATTACTACCAGCGCCTCCGGCGCCTACACTATAACTAATAACTTGACCCGGAGTTACTGAAAGATTATTAATAATTCCAACTGCACCCGAACCTGCACCACCTGTAACTTGGCCTGCACCTAGTGGCGATGAGGTACCTGTTCCGCCGCCTGCACCTACAGCCATAATACTAACACTTGTTACATTAGTTGGAACTGTAAATGTTCCACTACCAGTTGTTGTTATAACTTCGTCACCAGCAACTAATGTTGTACTAGTATCGTTAATTGTAACACTTGTTGAAATATTGTCTATTGTAGTTAATGCTATAACAAATGTTTCAGACCCTTCAGTTGTAAAGTCTGCATTTACTGTAAAGGTTGCTCGGGTAACACTTCCTGTAGTATAAGTTCCTGATAGTGATCCTGTTGACAGATCAGTAGCACTAATTCCAGTAACAACATATCCAAGCACTACTCCAGGAATTCCATTATCAACGTTTAAGTCGACATAAAAACTTTCACCTTCGTCAACTGCACCAATACTTGCAACTAAGTTGTATGTAATAGGTGAGTTACTTGTATCGTTAATTTGTACTGTAATAGTTTGACTTGCGGATTCAAAATATAAAGTTTCAGACCCTTCTAATGAACCATCTGCGGCAATAACATATGTACGTGTTATATCCGTTCCAACAACAAAATTACCTGTTAAAGGTTCCCCACTAATATCTGCTGAATCAATACCTGTAATTGTATACGGTACAGTTGTACCAGATAACACATTAGTTGCTGTTAAAGTAATTGTAACTGATTCCCCTTCGCCTAAACTATCTCTTGTACTTGTAAGAGCGTAAGTCGGATCTGGTTTGCTAGTATCAGCAATAATTACGCTGACATTTTTGCCTGCTTGATCATCTAATGTCATTAAGAATGTTTCATTGCCATTATCAAATTCATTATCTTCAGATGCGGTGAATGTTATTATTTGGTTAGTACCTATAATAAAAGATCCAGTTAGTGATGCACCGCCAATATCTGCACTTATAATGCCTGTAATTGTGTAAGGGACAATTGTTCCGTTTACAAGACCAGTAGTAGTTAACGTAACTGTAAACTGTTGCCCTTCATTTACACTAGAAGCACTTGCGGTTAATGCATATGTTGCTTCAACAGCGCCTGCATCTGCGACAATAGTTTCATCGCCAGCAATAGTCATAACGCTTGCTTGGTTATATGGTTGGAAAGCATAAGCATTTGTTCCGCCCATTAAACTTCTATAGTTTGTATAATCTGAACCAGTATTACCATTAACATCTAATTGCTCTTTGGCATTGGTAGTTACCCATGTTTTTCGTTGTGCTGGAGTTGAACTAGGTTGTATCTCACCATACGTTGCTATTAGTCCTGCAATCTGTGGAGCCGCCATAGACGTACCACCTATGTTTGCAATTCTAAATGAAGTGCTACCATACGGGCCATCATTAAAACTATTTGTATTACTAGTAGCACTAAAAATATTTACACCCGGTGCATACACATCAACTCCAGGACCCTTTTCAGAAAATACTGCTACTTGTTCATTTCCATCTGCGTCTAATGCACTATCAATAGCACCTACCATAAGAGCCTTTGTACTAAAAGGTGATCCACCTCTATGATAGTATATTGTTTGACCAAAGGCATTTGTATAATAGTTGTTATAATCTACATCAGTAGATGTTGCAATTTTATGGTAATTGTTGCCAGCGGCAATTACAACTGTAACACCAGCATCGATAAGTTCATCTACATCAGCATCAACACTTGCAAGTCGTGCAGGATGTCTATGACCTGTTCCATCAAATGAACCAGTCATTCCGTAACCGTCTACTTTAGTATTTCCTGACCATTCTGATCCTCTATATGATCCGCCGGTAACACTTAGATATCTACCAATGTAACCCCAACTCATGTTTATAACTGTTGGACGTTTTTGCCCAGTTAATACATCTGGAGTTTTTGCTTTGTGCCATTCTTTAACAACATCAAAAATATCACTAATAGGCATACCGCCGTTTGGATCACTAGAACCTTGTAAGCCTCCAACTTTAATTGAATAAATCTTTGAATTCTTAGCCCAGCCATATGTTTTACCAACTGCTGTACCTGCAACATGTGTGCCGTGCCCGTCATAGTCTGTATAAAACCCTGCTGGTAATGTTCCACTTACTACCGACTGTGCTTGATACCAATCAATTTCTTGTACTCTAGTGTTACCAAAAGAGTCTTGGAATTCTGGATGGTCTGCTTGTATACCTGAGTCTTGTATAACAAAATCAACACCTGTACCTGTAAGTGTGTGCGTATAACCGCCTACTACTGCGCCGTTGGAATTATAAGGATTTGACAACGCACTCATTCTGCGTAGTCCCCAGTTTAAACTTGCTCCACTGGTTAAAGATGATTTATTAAAGTCGCCTACTTGTGTAGCCGCTCTTACAATACTGACATCGTCTCGCAAGTCAGGTCTTAGTTCAACTGCTTCTACTCTTTGGTCATTTTCTAATTCAACTGCTTCTTGGTCAGTAAGCATATAGTGAGTATTTCTTTGCGAGCCTGGTCTTTCATTTGCAACCGTAACCGCTTTGGTCGGAACATAAGGTAGCATATTATCTGCTATCATATCTTGCCTAAATGCTATGGGATCTACATCTTTATGCAGAGTAACAATGTATTCTTTTTCCATTAACTAAATCCTTAAATTTATAATGCCGCTATTCTTGTTTTGAAGTCTGCAAAGTCTGCACTCGCCGCTACTTCTGTTTTTAGTGTTGACAAAGCAACTCCAGTTACTGGTGCTGTCCAAGCATATCCTGATGCTGATTTTGTAAGTACATCACTTAGATTACCGCCTGGTAACAAGTCGCCTATACTGTCAGGAATGGCGTCTGCATTATCTGTAAGTTGTGATATATCTGTTTTAATTAAGTTTGATGCATCTGCTAAACTAGAAACGTCAGTCGGAATAACTGCACCACTATCTGACAGTTGTCCTACATCAGTAAGTGTCATGTTTCTCCACTGACCGTTAATGTATGCTTCAACATGACCTGTTTGTGTATTAGCAACTATAAAGCCTTCGGTAGTAAATGCGTTACGTCCTGCTGAATCATAACTTGGTGGAATAACTTTTGCAAATGCATTTACATTTAATGTTCCGTTCACATTAAGTGTAGAACTGCTATGACCTATTTCAACATCACCACTTCCAGTATCAAAACCAATCTGTATGCTTTGACCTGCTGTTCTAATTGCTACACCTGAATTTGAAAAAAGTATAATTCCGTTTTGGCTAACTTGCACATAATCTTGTGCGGCACTTTCTTGTAGTGTAATTATACCTTGTGCTTTTAATGTTATGTTTGCATTTGTGCCTGTGTTTGTAGTAGTAAGTTCAATGTTTGAATCTACAACGTCCCAAGTTGTGCTTGCGATAGGACCTACAATTTTACCATTGTTACCGTCAACTAGTAGTGTACTATCAGTTGCATTTACACTACCAATAGTATCTACAATTAGTGTGCCGCCTCCTGTTTGTGCTGACTTAACTTGTTTTAAATCAAGATATAATTCGTTGAAGTTATCATTTACTTTATCAAATGCTGTGCGTAATGGATCACCATCACCTTTGTTAGCACTTGTACCTAAGTTAACTATTTGTTTTGCCATTATACTTTTCCTACTACGATTTCAATTACACCTTTATCAGTACTATCTTTGGCTTGCAATGCTTTACCAATTACTGTACCAATAGTTGGATTATTATTAACTATTGCATATCCTGCAATAGCACTTGACACTAACATGTCGCCTGGTACTACCCGTCCAAGTACTTTACATGGAACTCTACCAGTTAGTGCAACTGGAGTAACAAACTCACCTTGCAATGCACTATTCATTAAGTATGCAGGTTTTTCACTAACAACACCAATTACTTTAGCATCACCTTTAGTAGTTGTTGTTGTAATTTCTTTTGTGCCGCCTAGTACAATAACTGTACCTGGCTCATGCTCTGCATCTGCTGAATAATTCTCTGCTAAGTCAGCGTATTGTGCAGACGTTGCTTTACCATCAAACACTGTTGCATAAACTGTATTGTATTTTAACGCACTTGAGCCAATGTTATATGTAGTTGTTACATCTGGAACAACACCTGTTGCACTAAATTTAAATGGTGCTTTGGTAGCCGCTGAATCTTTAACAAGAATACTAACTTCGCCTGCGGATGTTTTACCAGTTCCTGCACCTAGTGCAATACCTGTTGAACCTGTACCTTTTTCATTAGCCGCTTCAATAAATTGTGTGTAAATCCAATCTGAACTTAAACGTCCTTCATTGTTATATGTTGAGTTTTGTTGTAATGTACTCTGTGTGTTTGCTCCACTAGCATCAATATCAATACTAGCACTAAACTCTGCTGTAATAGCACTTGTACCTGTTGCTTCAAGTATTGTAGCACCACCCGGTGTTAGCATTTGAATTGTTGTTGCCGCACCTGTCTTTGGTTGTAAAATTACATACCCATCATCACTACCAACAATAAGACCAGTTGTTCTAATCTTACCATCTGCCTTTGTCATTACAAGACTGCTGTTACCACCAGTTTGTGTAATAGGATTTGCTGCCGCACTTGCCGAAGCACCACTAATATTTGTTAGTGCAGTCATATTCGCAATAGGCACAATATCAGATAAGTCAATGTTACCTGTTTTGAGTGTTACCCAACCATTTGTTACACTAAAGTCACCATCATCAAAACTTGCAAGTCCTAAATCTGTTTGTGCAATACCTGTAGCATTTGCTCTAGTACTTGCGGCATTCATATTCAATTTGCTTTGTGCTATTGCCGCTGTTGCACTTACATCAGCATTTACAATACTACCATCTTTGATATCGTAACTTACTCTGTACTCGTCTGCAAGTCTAGTACCAATCATTTCAATCTGACTGCCACTTGCAGGAGTAGCGTTTGCCATCTCATGATGTGGGCCACTTGTTATTGTGCCTGTTGGTTGTGTAACTAGTCCTGTTGTACCAGTAATAGTTGCCGCTGTAATTGCTCCACTACCATCAACTGAAGTAATGTTAATTGTTGCATTGTTTGCTGGTGTTGCTCCGCCTAAGTCTGCACCAGCGACTGTAAATGTCTCTGCCGCACTATAACCCGAACCTGCTGTTGCAATAGCAACGCTGTAACCAGTACCACGTCCAACATTAAATGTTGCACTTGTACCTGCACTTGCTGTAGTAGTTGTTGGTGCTTTTGTATAAACTTCTGTGTGTACAGATGCTTGTGTAAATGTACCTGTAAGTTCTTTATAAACAACTCTTTGTACGTTACCAAGTACGCCATCAGTTTCTGAAACAATGTCATAAATTTCACCAGTGTTTCCGCCTTGTACTAATTTACCATTTGCTGTTAATGGACCGTTAGCAATAGCAGTCGAGTCAATCATTATAACTCTGTAACCAGTTCTGTGCATTAATTGATCTTTGTAGAAGTCTGCATCAGTTGATGCACTAGCACTTGCTGGTTTTTCAAGACTTACATCTCTCATACCATCTACAGTATTGTATTGTTCTACAACAGTATCAACGTATGCTTTATTAACTGCATCTGAATCTTGTGATGGAGCCGCTAAGTTAATAATACGCTTACTGGCCATATTAAAGTTGCCAGTCATTGAGATCGAACCATCTCTAGCAATAGCGCCACCGCCAATTACATTGTTAACTGCAAGTCCGTTATGATCCCATCCTAAGCGTCTGTTTACATAACCACGCACTGCGTTTTGTGTTGGAACAATGTCTGAACCGTTTTGCGTCATGCCATCGTCAGTACTAAATTCACTAACAACAACACCACGTTTAAATCCAATACCGTCCAAGTTACTTAACGCAATACTACCTGCGAATGTAACTGTACCAGTACCTTGGTCAACTGTAAAGAATCTACCTACACGGAAGAAACCATCTTGGTCTGTACTTACATAAAAACATCTACCCTTGGCACGCTCTTGTACTTCGTATGACTGATTTGGTTGTCTTGGAGCACCAAGTAGTACGTTTGGATAGTTACTAGTGTTGTATGACCCTGTACCAATGTCTAAGAAGTCATGTCCTGTTGCTCTTGTAAGTGATATGTTAATTGTAATATCACCCGGAGCACCTGATGGTAAACCAATTCTAATTGTATTTGCTTGGCCACCACCTAGTGTAACTGCGGCATGGATGCCTGTTGCATTTGATGTTAAGTTGTGATCAACAAATCCACTTGGGTTAGTTGCATCAACAACATCTGCAATTTTAATAACTGCATAACCTACAAAATCTAAGTAGTCAGTTACTTTATGTAATTTACCTTCCCAACTAAAGATCATGTTACCTGCACGTAGTCTTGCAATGTCTGAAACTTCAGTAAGTTCTGCAACCGCAATACCCACGTCACCTTTAGTTGCACCTAGTGTAGTGCCGCCAAAGCCTGCCGCTGGCGTATCGCCTGTATGGTTAGTGTCTACAATAACTCTAACGTAATCGTAAGTAGCATCAAAGCCCATTAAGATTTCGTCACTTGGTAAGTTTTCGCCTGTTGTTTCTGTAGTTGTAAATTCTGTTGTTCTAAATGTATATCCTGGACGCTCGTCAAATTCAAACGCTGTACTTGGTCGAATAGTAAGTCTACCGGTGTCTAACACATTATCAACAACAACAACTTGGTTATGTCTATACGAAACAAAGTGCTTTTGACTCACACCTTCAATTAAACCATCATTACTAAATCCTGCTGTTGCAGTACTAAAGTTTAGTTTGAAAACTTGACCGTCATATATTGGTGTGTCTGCTGTAACAACTACTGTACCAGCGGCTGTTACTGTTAGAATTTTACCATCAGCATCAACGGTTGCAACTGTAATTGTACAATCGTTTGTTGTTGTAGCACCGTCTAGTTTTGTACCATCTACAACAAATGTATCGCTTACTGTATATCCTGTACCTGCGGCAATAATGTGTGCAACATATGTTCCGCTACTCTGACGTGTTTTCTGCACATCAAATTTAGCACCAGTACCTGAACCTACTGCTGTGTATGCTACATCAAGGTGTCCGTCTACTCTAAAGTTTATAACTTTAGCAATACTTGAAACTTCATATCTTCCGTAAGTTCCGTTAGAGTGTAAAAGGTTAATTTCACCTCTGTTTTGCGGTAATGACTCAAAGTCATATGCGTGTACATTTAGTTGTTCTGCTGTAAGCAATAAGCCAGCGGCACTTACATCAGCCGCCGCACCTTGGTTTACACCGTTAACTGTAATATCGTTTGTTGTGTTGAATGTGCCTGTTGCTGTTTTTAAGTAAAGTCTTTTACCTTCTGTGCCAAATACTACAACACCTGTTGCACCACTAACTGCTTGAGTCACTGCCTGACCTGCTACACAAGCGGCAGACATAACATCAGCAAAGTCGATTATAACTGCGGCTTCTGCTGTTTTAGCAACCTTAGCCATGTTATCACGTAGTGTAACTGCGTCTGGAACTTCGTTTGGATCACTACCGTTAGCAACCAGTCCATATTCACCATATGCGTTTGAGCCGTTAAGTGATCTAATTTCACCACCGTTGTTTGCATAGTATGCTGTCCAACAGTAGTAAGTAAACTGTGATACCATTTCTGATAATGCACCGTTTGTAACTACTAGTCCATAGCCTAAGTCGTTAACTTGTGTAAAGTCATTACCTAACATACTTCTGTTACCAGCAGTTTGTACAGTAATTTCAACTGGGTTAACTGAACTTGCACTGTCTAGTGTAACTGATCCGTATAATGTTCCTGTCCAACCTACTTTAGAGTTTGAACTTGGATCAAGTATAAGTGTTGCTGTACCTAGTGTCGGATCCCAATCTCTAACTGCGTTAACTTGGAAACGTCTACCTTCCATATAGAACGGAGCAGGTACTTGTGGTTTCTTAATAAACAATCCCTGTCCTGCTTGTGAACGCACATCAACTTTAAATGCTGTTTGCTTGTTAATAACTTCCATAGGAACGTTACCAACAAATGCGTCAACAAACATACCGCCTCTAAATGCTTGTCTGTTTAATGACTGTGAGAAACTTGAACCTGTTTGACAGTAAGGTGACTTAGTAAGCACTTGTCCATCTGGGTCAAGTACCATCATAAATCCACCGTGTCCTGTAACAGAACAGTTTCTTACAATAGTACCGTCGTTACACAAGAACACATCAAGTTGGTTGTTATTTTTTGGTGGGTTAATGTTTACGTTAAATGCAAACGCCACACAATCAACAAGTGCATCTAAGTTTGTATATGCTGTTGCTTCAGCAGTTAAACTAGTATCAATAATCTGTACTTGGTTTGCTTGGGTTGCTGTAACTGTATTATTTGCTAAAATTGTATTTGCAAGTGTACTAATGTATTGTATTGCCGCTTCAGTTTCTGTTTCTTGACCATTAACTGCACCCGCATAATATGCACCTTGGTTTGTTAATGATTCTTGACGTCCGCCGTAACTCAAATCTGCCGCTAGACCTTTTACAATTAATCTTGTATCTCTACGACATTTTGTTTGGCTATATGATAGTGAAGGATAAGTTGTGTTTATATAACTAATAACTTCTTCAACAATAAATTCTACGTTTTTAGTAATAATCTTACTTGCTTGTTTAAATTTACCTGGGTTAGTAATACCAAAGTTACTTACGTTTGTATCTTTTGTTGGATCTGTAAGATAGTGTTTACCAAACCAACCAATTGGGTTACCAGTTAATGGGTTAACATAACGTGAACCGCCTGTTGGCATGTTTGTATCTTTAACACCTGTTACACTAGTTCCCGCATCTCCAGTTAGTCCATCAAATATATCGTCACGGTAGAAGTATACGTTTGCCCATTTTGATTGCGAACTACCTTTCTTAGGTCTAATAATTACTCGTCTAAACTCGTCACCTTTAAGTGATACGTTTGCAGGTAATCTGATTGGAAAATGCTCGTTATATGTACCTGATTCAATTCTAATACTAATTTGATTAAATTTAATTGTATTTGCATATTCAAGTTCTTCGCCTACTATAAAGTCAGTTGGCTCAAGTAATTGCAATTCAAGTATGTCTGTATTAGCAGGGTTGCTTGGATTTAAGTCTTCACTTAAATATTCAACAACTCTACCCAATGCGCCCGACTCTTTACCTCGGATAACTTTGCCTGGCAAGATGTCTGTATTGTTTGGGTCACCTTGGTCAACGTAACTATTTGTGCCGCCATTACCAAATTGAATGTTGTATGTACTACCGTCAACAATAGCAGGTGCATCAAATACATTGCCGTCGTTGATAATACCCATAATAATATCAAATTTTGCACCAACAGAGTTACGTGCTGTTGCATCTGTTTGATATCCACTATTAATGTATTGTGGATATAAAGTTTGGAACGTTGTACCTGGACTTAAATTTTGCAGTACAACATCAACAAGTGCTTTAACAAATGTAATACCTGCAAGTGTTTCAGTTTTTTGTGTTGTAATTGCCGCTGTTGCACTTGCATTAGCATAATACCTAAGACCAGCACGTCTTGAAAGGAAGTTAGCATTATTACCTGTTAGTGTATCAAGTATAACGGCATCAACCATAAGTCCTACATCGCGAGCACAAGTATCGTTATCGTATTTAAAGTTAGGATAGGTAACATTAAGATATGCAATAGTTTCTGCTTTAATAAACTCTTTGTTTGGATCTAATAATGATTTAACACTACCACGTCCTGTTGGAATAGTTTTGACTGCTGCCGCACTAACTGATGTTGGTGTTACAAAAGACGTATGTGTAATTGTTTGTGCATAGTTACCTAGTTCAAACTTTGAAGCAATTTGTAATTCTTCTGCTCTACGTGCCGCCGCACCAATCGAAGCCAATGAATATGAACTACTTCTACCTGCTTTACCCGGTGCTGTAGTAAGAAATCTATCATCGCCGCTATTTGAAACATATAAGTTTGATGAACTAATGCCTTCTTGCTGGTCAACGTATAATTTTGTTGCAAATTGTAAATCGTCTGCATCAGGGCCTACAGTACCTGCTAGAGCGCCTGGATGATCATGTGCAAATAATGCACCAGTCATTGTATCGCCTGCTCTACGTACTACACTCTTACGAGGTAATGCTTCGTTTGATAGATAGTAACCTGCTAAACTTGCGTCTAATCCTTGATCAACTAATGTATGTACGCTTGCAACTACTGTTCCTGTAATATTAACACTATCTGTATTTGTAATAGCATCAGATGAACTAGTGTGCATACTAACTGAGTTGTCGTCAATAACACGAATGTAATAAATTGTATCTTTTACTAGCCCTGTTAATGCAGACCCAGTTGACTTGTATTGATAACTTGCTCCATTACTTGCTCTGTCCAATCCGTGATCTTGAATATGTAGATCTTGTGTTGAAATTAAACCTGTAACTGCTAGAGTATATTCTGTAGCATCAGATGGTTCGTCACGCACACCGCCTTGCTTACCAGGACTAGTTGCTTTTGCATAACGTTGATCATTATATTCTTTGTCTGGAACAAGATCATGTATTGTGTAGTTGCCGCCATACTTACTAGTAAATGCTGTTGCACTTGCTGTTGAAATATCTACGTTACCAATTGCAAAGCCTGCCGCGCTAAGATGACCGCCTAGTTGTGGACTAGTATCACCTGCTACGTTTGTTTTACCTGCTTGTATTAAAAGTTTGCCTGCTTGTGTTACGTTAAACACAATAGTATCGTCTGCAGGGTCACCTGTAATTGCACCGTTTGATACTAGTTCTAGTGCTTCCACGCCATCTTCTGATGTATTAACTGCAAGTACTCTACTTGCTAAGCCTGTATAATCATCTGGAGTGTCACTTAAACTTCTAAAGTTTATCTGTCCGCCGATTCCAAATACAGCATATAGTTCTTTAAAGTTTTCATTACCTTTGCGAAACGACTCACGTAAACTGTCACCAGTACCGTCATTGCCCTCTACACCAATATCAATTATTTCTCTTGCCATCTTATAACTCCATTAAGCAGGTATTGCTAGTTTGTCCACATCAAAGTTTACACTTACGCCACAACCACATGCTGATTGTGCGTTAGGGTTAACAATGTCAAACATTGACCCCATAATATCTTTTTTGTAATTAATTACGGTTCCAAATAAGAACATTATACTTGTGCCGCCTATAATGAATGTGCTACCTTCTGTGCCATAAATTATTGTGTCGTCATCAAGTAGTTCGTCTGCCGTAGCATATGTTCCCCATTCGTATTCAAAGCCTGCACAACCACCACCTTTTAGGTTAAGTGTTACTGCATAGCACTCATTTTCTTTACAAACCGAAGCAATCTGTGCTTTTGCAGTGTCTGTAAGTGTACAAATATCCATTGAAACTCCTTTTATTACTGTTATTTATCTTAGTGTTTTGTAATCTTAATGTAAATATAGTTATGTTCATAGAAGAAATTAAGAAGAAAAGCCGGCACGTAAGAAAGTCTAAAAACGGTGTTGAACACCAATATGTTAAGACAAAAACATTTGCTAGATTGCGCTGTGATAATTGTAATACAGAGTTTGTACGACCACGAGGAAGTATGGACCCTAAGCGTCTAAGTAATAACTATTTTCATGTATGTAATGACTGCGATGCGAAAAGATTTGCACAGAAAGCCGGGGTAGACCAGAAGCAGAAGTGGGATAATATCTCTGCTTCTAGTAATTTGACTATTGGTAAACTTTAATCTTCACGTTTGTAAATTGTCCAAGCACCGTATGCTATTGCGGCATATGCTACTAAACTTGCAATCGGCTTAAAGATTAAAAATGCAATGCCTGCACCAATTAGAACGGCTCCATCAAGAGTTGTTCTTTCGTTGAGTCTTGCTGTAATCCATTTTTTGACCATGTTTCTTCTCCTATTACATATTTATTGTATAATTCTATACTTGCTAGATTCTTGCATTTACTTTCACACATAATATCTGTATAAGGTAAAAAGGACAATGCCCATTCGTTAACTTTGTCGTTAGGGTAATAATCACTATGCGCTCGTAGTTTGCCTTTTTTGTAGCCTGCTTCTAATAGTGCTGGCATATCAGGCATTGTGTTGTGTGCAAAGCCTTCGGGCAAATGCTCAGTCCTGCTATAAGAATAATGTATTGCAGGTCGAACACCACGCCACGAGTCTATTACGCGAGCAAATCTATCGTCGGTGGGTTGTATGTATTCACCTTCTCTTGCCCAGTGATGGTGTATGTCGAGTACAAGTGCGAGGTCGTCTGCAAGTTCAAGACTGTCTGCAATGCCCCACTTGTTTTCGTCGTTTTCGATTGTGATGGTGTTTCGCGCTTCTGGCGATAACCGCTTGAGGGCGGCTTTGATGCCTGCTGGACCATTGCGGCCTGATATATGTACGTTGCACTTAAAGTCTTGGAAGGATTTCCCGTAACCCATATAGCGGATGACATCGGTGTGATATTCAAATTCTTCTATGCTCCTATCTACAATTTCGGGGTTGTCGCTTGCAAGTACAGTAAATTGGCCTG